GGTATGGGGATCGGGAGCCGCCGTAGGCGATACAACTTTGTATCGGTGGACAACGGCGTTCCTCGGGACACCGAACAGTTTTGGCGCGTTTATGGGTACGACTTCGCAACTGACGTTGCAGTCCTACAACAACGGCCCGATCATCTACTTTGGGAATGCACAGGATACGAACCTGTATCGTAATGCTGTCAATCAGTTGAGGACTGGTGGGTCGCTTGTTGTTGACGGACTCGTCACTCCTGCATCGATGGGATCAGGTGCGAGAGATGGGACTAGGTTCTTGCGTGATGATGGTACGTGGCAAATCGCACCTGCTGCTGCTGGTGCATTGCCCGCCGATACAGTTATCGCTGCTGGTACACGAATCATCAAGAACCTATTAGTCGGCACTGATGCTCAGCCAGGTTTCCAACTCAATGGTGATGGTCGTCACTTGTGGGGGCCGGGTGGCTCAACAGTACCCGACGTAAACTTGTACCGGTATGCGGCAGGTTTTCTCCGCACAGATACTGTCATGCTTGCCGGACAAGGTTTCAACGCCAACCAAGTGGCTTCTACTTCTACCGCCTGTTACCAGGCGAGCGTGACCGGAGATTCTGTAGTTCGATATGTTGTAAATGCTGATGGTCAAACTCGGTGGGGGCCGGGCAACGCGGCTACTGATACCAACTTGTATCGTAATGCTGCAAACAGCTTGCGTACCGATGGTAGTCTTACGGTTATGGTCAATCTCGGTGTTAGTGGCGCGACGAGTTACATTGCACTCCAGAATCAGAATGCTGGAACTAACGGCACCTTCTACACGATGTGTACTGGTGATTCTTATAACCGATTTGTCATCAACGCTAGTGGTGGAATGACCTGGGGGCCAGGCCCGACCGCCGGTGATACAAGCTTGGTTCGCGCCGGAAGTGGTTATTTGCAGGCTAATGGTATCTTTACGGCGATGGGAGCCGGAGCTAACTACGGAGTAGGATTCTGGAACTATGAAGGATTGCCTGCTAACCAGACTGGAATGTCAATCAAGTATGATGCCGGGAATAATAGAGGCTCAATCAGTGCGTTGACGCAATCGGTAGCGTGGCGCAACATCATGGTTGCGGAGAACTCCTCGATTCTCACGAATGGCATTTATTTCGGTACAGGCAACACGAGCTTCGATACGTATCTGGCCCGTCCGGGCGCTGGACAACTCGGTCTGCAATACGGCAACAACCAGAGCCTTCACATCGGTGGAAGCGGATCACGCGGAGCGAACCAGGCGAACGAATACACGATCGCGATCTATAAGAGCAACATCTCCGTGACCCCGAACGTCGGTGGCGTGTGGGGTGTCCTCTATGTAGGTAGCGATAATCATCTGTATTACGTCGATCCGACGGGAGTACAACGAGCTATAGGCTAAAGGAGAGAGATGCTACGTACTTACAAGTTTCTGGTCATGCCTGTCATTCAGGAGACGGATGACAGGGACAACGTGATCGGTGAAGTTTCACCAGAGCAACCAGATGTAGTCTTCGGTGTACGTGGGCTTGCTGATTATGCCGAGAAGTTCGAGGCTGAGCTTGCGACTCGCAACGTCTCAGATACGAATGGCTCGCCAGTAAGACAGCAGCAGCAGATGCCGCCGCAACCAACCATTAGACAGTAAAGGAGAGAAATGCAGGTCAACGTCTCAATCATGTTAGTGTCTGGAGATACCTGGAGTCTGACGCCTGACGAAGCTGCTCAGGCTATCTTGGATGCACTCAAAGGCGATGAAACCAAAGATATCGTCAATCTCAGTGTTAGCGGTGGTGGTTCAGCAGGTAATGTTCCTCAACCTCCCGCACCACCTGCACCGATAGCAATGAACGTCCCTAGTCCTATGCCACCTTCCGCCTGACCCCTGTGCGGGGTTTTGAAGACAAAGGCATGGGTTGACAAATGGCAACATCTACACTACCAGTAAACCCGCATTTTGACCTGCCATTCAAGTTAACATTGAATGGTGCGAACACAGTCGAACAAGATACCTATGAAGATGTGGCTAACTGCGTCGAGTGTATCTGTCGAACGCCGCAGGGATTCCGAATAGATAACTTCGAGTTTGGGTTCCCGAATCTTGAGCTTCTCTCGCAACCCATTCTAACTGAGGATGTGGAAGAAACCGTGAGTGAGCAGGAACCTCGCGCTGTTCTGCTGTTCACTGAGCAGCCTGATTTGGTGGATGTGCTCATTGATAGGATCACCGTCGAAATAACAGGCTAGGGGTATTATGGGATATATCCGTATTCCGCTAGAAACCAGCCCAACCACGCTCGCACAGAGCGTGTTTGATTACATCAATACGCTAGCTCCTGATTGGGTGCCGAATGAGGGTAATCTCGATGTATGGATCATTCGTGCGGTCGCTCAGCTAGCCAGTGAGAACCGCGATCTTGCCACAGATGTGCAGGATGATATCTTCCGATACTTTGGCTCAAGCCTCGTGGGTGTCCAGCCTATCACAGCTACCTCAGCACAGGCCAACACGACGTGGACTCTCATTGATTCCGTGGGTCATACGATATCAGCGGGTACCAACGTCGGCATACAAGATATAGTTGGGAACATCTATCCGTTCCAGGTGCTAGCCGATGTAGTGGTGCCCAACGGTCAAAACGCTACTGCCGCTGGTGGCGTGATAATCAAGGCTATTCAGCCTGGTGCGGATAGTTCGGGGCTTGGTGGTAATGGTGTGGCTGTCCAGCTAATCGATGTAATCGATTGGGTCAGTACAGTCATGATGACCGGCCCAACCGCCGGTGGACAGGATGACGAGGCAGATACCGATTATCTGGATAGATTGGCCCTACATATGCAGCGATTGTCGATGCGGCCTATCTTGCCAAACGACTTTGCTGTCATGGCTCTTGATGCTGATCCAACTGTACAGCGAGCCGTGGCTATCGATGGATACAACCCGTCCAATTCAACCTACAATAACCTGAGAACAGTGGCGATTGCGGCGGTTGACTCTGCTGGCAATGATGTGCCAGCAGGCACGAAAACCAAGATCCAATCGTATCTCAGTGCTAACCGGGAAGTCAACTTCATCGTGAATACAATGGCTCCTAACTTCACTACAGTCAACGTGACGACAACGATTCACGTAGCTACGGGGTTCGACACGCCTACCACAAATACGAACGTTACCAACGCTATCAATAGTTATCTGAGTCCCGCCAATTGGGGGCAGAATCCGGCTGTGTTGGAAGCCACGGTTGTCGAGTCTTGGATTGACACGCAGAAAGTCTACTTCAATGAGATGATTACGCTTATCTCGAATGTGCAGGGAGTCGATAGAGTCACGGCTCTCACGCTAAACGGCGGCACAGTAGATCTGACCCTAACTACTCCAGCTTCGCTGACTCGTCCTGGTACCGTGACAGTGAGTAACGTCTGATGGCTGAGACATTCGCACAGCAACTCAATGATCTACTACAGCCGATGCTGTATAATCAGCAGGTACGTCTGCTTCCAATCCCGAATGCCAAGCTCACTTACTCAGGAAACGAGATAACGGATGTAGTGCGTGTTGCCGATGGTTCATGGCCAATCACTCAGAACGTGGGATCCACAGATGGATTGACTCCGCCTGCTGGGTTGGGAATTTGGCATGGTGCAACCAATTGGACTCTGCATGGACAGTGTGATTCAACAAGTAACTTCGGCCCCGGTGATGTTGGTAGTACAACCGCAACCATCGATACGCTGACTCCCGCTCCGTTCAGCCCACAATCGATAAAAGTTGTGACTACTGGCTTGGGTACAGCTCAGCATGTTGGGATGAGTACCGGTGCTTTTTCGGCAGCAGCAGGAAACATTGGTTTGTCTTCAGTTTACGCCAAGGGTACGGCTGGTCAAACATATTTCATTCAGTTGTACTTCGTAAACAGCGATACCACAATGACTGCTGGAACACAAGCGGTCTTTACTGCTAATGGAAATTGGCAGTATTTCGTAGCGCCCAAAGTATCGGTAGCTACGGGAAAAACTGCTACTAGCTGCATAATGTTGTTTGGTCCTAATACAGTACGAGCTGATACTTATTGGGTAGCGCATCCGATGATAGAACAAAGTTCCTTCAATCAAGCTGTTTCTCCGTATATCGCAACTTCGGGCGGCGCAGGAACTGTACGATTGAATCCGAGAGTGTCAGCTCCGTCAACTCTTATCAATGCGACACAGAGTTGGTTTGCTTGTAGAATACGATGGGGATTCAACGCACCAGATTCTATCAATGCCGGTAACTATATATTCCAGTTGTCGGATGGCACGTTTAACAATCGTCTGGTGGGATATTTTAGCGTCAATACTTATTGGTTTGGTAACGACGTGAATGGGGCGGTAGACTGGTCAACGGCCGGTGGTGTCTTCAATCGCGGTGACTACGCTACGGTCGTCTTTGCGTGGACAGCAACCCAGGCCAAGGTGAGTGTCAATGGTGCGCCTTTTGCCACTCCTGGCGGACGACCAAAAGGTATCCCGCCTGGTATGAATACTCTTGATATCGGTAGCGCATTAGGTAGCGCGCAACTCGACGGTTCGATGTTTTGGGCTGCAACCGGCACAGGAACACTGACAGATATAGATGCAAGTATCATCAATGGATTCGGTAATGCACCGCCTACGCAGTTCGCTGATGCTGCTCAGGTTACCTCAGTGCTCACACTCAGTGACACGAATGTCTACAATGCGGTATTGGGTAGCGATCTGACGAGCTACCTCGACTCGCTCGGTGATCCGCTATTCCAGGTGGTACAGGATTGGTCGAGTGATACCGATGATGTGCCATCTAAGCCAGGATACTCGATACTGGTTGACGCAAATAGGGTACCGGACGTGGCAATTCCATGGTTGGCACAGTTCGTGGGAACGCCTATAACTACTGGTATGCCACCAGCTCAGCAACGCACACAATTGACTGGCTTGGGTACATGGAAGCGTGGTACAGTGGCTGCGCTACAAGCTGCGCCACTCCCATTTCTCACGGGTTCCAAGACTGTCATTGTGAAGGAGAGAGACACTGATCCGTATCATCTTCAGGTGATGACATATGCTAATGAGACTCCCAACAGTGCTACAGTTTTGGCCGCATTGTTGACTCAGAAGCCAGCCGGACTTGTGATGAACTATGTAGTCTTCTCGGGTCAGAAAGCTTTTCAGGTACGTGGTGGTTCTGCGCTACGTGGAACGCCACCGGATGTACTCAGGCTAGTGATCTAAAGGAGAGAACAAGGAGATGCCATTCACCATTCCAAATGCCGCAGTTGCGGAAGATGTAACCCAAGCACAGCCTGACCAGTTTGACTTCAACGGCATGATTGCCGCAGCTTTCGCGGGAACTGGCATTGTCACTGGTTGTGCGGTAACCGCACAGGGGACACCAAACATGACGGTTGCCGTAGCCGCGGGAACCATAGCTATCGGTGCTGTGACGGTTGCCGTGACTGCTGGTAACGTGACTATCGCCGCAGCCGATGCCACAAACCCAAGGTTTGACTTGATCTGCGTGAATAACTTGGGTACGTTATCTGCGGTAGCTGGTACACCGGCCGCTGCTCCCGTGTTTCCCGATCCCGCAGGAAAGGCCGTCCTAGCCGCTGTAAGAGTCCCTAACGCGGCGACAGCTATCAATAGCGCCAAGATTGTGGACAAACGACTGGTTGCCGTGATACCCACTGTAATCGGCGCAGGGTCGATCACATCTTCAATGATCCAGGACGGTGCGATCGTCAACGTGGATATCGCAGCAGCCGCAGCTATCGCTATCAGCAAGCTTGCGGGGTTTCCCAACCTCGTCACGCAGAACCTGAACGGCGATGGAACGTGGTCTATCCCGATTCTCGGGCCTCTCAATCAACAGACTGGTAACTACACGCTCGCGATAACTGATAGCAACAAGATAGTGGAAATGAATGTCGCGGCTGCAAATACTGTGACGATACCAAACGATTCGGTAGTAAACCTACCAATAGGAACTACAGTGGATATCGCACAAATAGGCGCAGGCCAGACGAGTATCGCGGCAGCGGGTGGTGTCACGGCTCGCGCGTATAACAATAACCTGAGATTAGCAGGTCAGTATGCGATGGCCTCGCTAGTCAAGAGAGCCGCTAACGACTGGTACGTGGCCGGAAACCTGGTACCGTAATGGCCGGCCCAGCTCCCGGTATTCTAGCATCAACCGATCATATCGCGCCCACCATAGCGGTGACTAGTCCCGCGGCTGGCAACGTATCTGGCGTAATCACACTAACTGCCACAGCCGCAGACAACGATAAAGTCGCATCTGTTCAGTTCAAGATCGATGGTGCCAATATCGGCTCAGCGATCACAGTCGCACCGTATCAGCTATCCTACGATACGCGGTCGGTTGTCAACGGAGCGCACACATTCACGGCAGTTGTGATAGATCGCATAGGTACCCAGACTACTAGTGCTGCCGTGGCTGTCACCATGAGAAACAATCCAGCGGTGAGTCTCACGTCTCCCACCAATGGCGCGACTGTCTCAGGTTCTATCACAATGGCGGCTACTGTGACCAACTACGGCACAGGGATAACCGTACAATTCAAGGTTGACGGTGGAAACGTGGGTGGCGCACTAACGGGCGGGCCATTCCAAGTTGGTGTAGATACACACATGTACGCTAATGGAGGACATACCTTTACAGTGGTAGCTACTGATGGTCAGGGCAACTCGACTACTGTCAACAATACCGCGACTGTCAGTAACTCGGCGCCCGGTGCTGGACAGGTTATGTTGGGTGACTACCTGCTATGGAATGACACCTACGGATATGACGGTAGTCGTCAAGATCCAGGGCCAGCAGATGGTACGCAGGCAAACTTCATCTGGTCAATTACCAACGCCAAGAATACCTGGGTGTATTTGCCTGGTAATCCTAATCCCACATATTATCAGATGCGAGTGTGGATGGTGACAGGACGCACCGAGGGTGGTACAGCAGGAAATCAAGTCTACATCGATTTCGAGGTAAACGGCGCCATCGTCTACTCATGGATCAACGGCCCAGGCTATACAAATATTGGGCCTATCCAGAATGTCAATGGTGGCGAAGGTATCTGGGCTAAACGATGGTGTACGCAGCCAGGTACAAACAACTGCCTGACTATGGGCATCGGCGCATATTACGACTTTATTCCCAAATATTCAAGTTAGAGGATGGTATGGGAAAACTACAAGAATGGTGGGACAAGCTCACTAACAAGAAAGCTGAGCCGATCCCCGGACATGAGCCACCACCACCACCACCACCACCACCGCCACCCCCTGAACCTGAGCCACCACCGCCACCACCAGAGAAACCAATACCACCACCTAGAACACCACGTAAAAGAAAGTAGTTATAAAAGCTTAGGGGCGCGCCCGGTTCGTGATTCTCTCCCACGCCCGAGGCTGCGCCCCTAAGTCCTTAGATTATATCAAGCCTAAGGCTCGAAGCACATGTTCGTGCTCATCGACCTTTTTTATCTCCCATTTTCTTCTCCAATGTTGAACATTGGAATGACTTTTGAATCCCATTATTTGAGCGATTTCCCTGTCTGTTTTTCCCTCATCGACGAGGCGTTGTAGTTCCTCTCGATCGGGCCTATGAACAAGACGATCGCCTTTGTGGGTATCCAGAATCGTTTGCAGTCTTGCAGCTTTTAGCTGTGATCTAATCGGAACTTCAGCAAGCTTCTTGAAGTTCCTTAGTCTGTAAATATTTATGCACATTACTCCTGAACTATAAGTGTGGATTGTATACTCAATGTCTAGAATATCGAGAGCTTCGCACGTGGCTTCTATTATGGATTTTTCTGTGTTAGAGATTCTAACGCTCATGTTTCTTGAAGATGGGGAAACTGATCCCTCTCCGTCTATCATGGCTGCAAGATAGCCAAGTGCTTGATCTTTATTCATAATAGATGACATAACCTCGCTGTATTGGGCCACGCATACCAACCTTGTACTAGATACCCGTTTAGCCCTGCTTGTAGTTGTGCCCAAACAGGCCAGTGATCTGCGGTACCCCACCTACGGTAGTATGAATACCCGTAGTGTTGCATGAACGGGATATCCATTTGTAGACCACCGTAGTATCCATTTCCTGTGTTTGAATTCCAGTATCCTTCGTAGCGATGGATACACAATAGACCGTTTGCTATGTAGCTACTGCTAGTTGCCGCTGGTGCTGTATCTACCGTGCCCCCCGACACGGCGAGGCACAGAACAGAGATAGTAAGCATCAGCTTACGCAAGTTATTTCTCCTTATTAGTTTACTGGATGCCGCAATGAAGCGCGGTAGAGCAGTTGTCTATTGGACACCTCCTTTAGTCTTTGATGCAAGTTAGGATGGTGGTTTGACCACCAGGATGGTTGATGACTAGCAAGCCTAATGTGTAGCCAGTTGGACAACTTTCCGCGCCTGGGTTACCTGGATCACCTTTCGGGCCGGGTGGGCCAGCAGGGCCAGTAGGCCCAGCAGGGCCGGTAGCACCGGTGCCGACATTGATAGTCACTGTCTTTGTTGGTGTCTGTTTACCGACACCTATAGCTGTGGCTGCTAAATACCCGGCGCCACTGGCGAATATCAACGATACAATGAGAATGCCGAATTTACGTATCATCCTTCCTGCCTATCTTTATTCCTTCGCGTAAAGCTTGCATCCGTTTTTCACACTCAGCCTCATAACGCTTTCTCATTCTACTTACGAAATAGGCTGCGGTCACTACACTTGCTGCACCCGAGAGAAACGCTCCGACTGCTGCCCAATCGATGGGAAATTCAATCCCGAGCACATCAGCAGTCTTAGGTTGGCTCTTTCACCCTCACGAAGACTGTTCCTTGTGAAGATCTATTACGTGATCGCCGCATGACTTCTCCGCCATTACTGTTACTGCTCGTTGACGTGTTACCTTCGATGCAGTTGAAGACTTGTGTTCCGCTTGTCCACTTCTCGAATATACCAATGTGATCGTATTCGCCGTTGAAATCCCAGTCGAAACAAACCAGATCACCTGGAATCGGATCGTCAGTTGTCTGAAGTCCGTTCTTCTTAGATCTTGCGTCCGCCACGACATACGGAACATAAGCGTATCTCTGTCCTTTTATGAACGCTGGACTGTCCCCCTTTGTCTCGAAAGACCACGTGCAGAACATCGCACACCATGGCCCCACCATATTGTACCAATCGGTATACTTCACTTGATTGGAATCTGGTGGAGACTCCTTTATACCGATTTGGGTAATGGCATTCTCAAGCGCGAGGACGCGCAGGGTTTTGCCCTGTGCAGGGGTTTCAGGGGGCGGCGGCTCAGAACCCTTGAATTTAGCGAATGCTTGGTTGATTAGCTCAACCGATCTGGCATCCATAGCCATCTGACCAGCGTTCGGCAGACCCTCCGGAATCTTGATGGAACGCAGCGTATTGAAGGTCTTAGTGCCAATCCAGCCAGTATCATCTAGATCCTGCTGTCGCTGAATACCAGCAACGCCGGTATCAGCGACATTACCGGAACTGCCGTGACTAAACTTGTTGTTGAAATCACTGTCAAATGGTTGCCACGGCCAACGCCCAGCACGCGCGACAGTACGCTTGTATGCGATTACATCATCGCCTGGCATGCTCGGAGTTTTACCTTTATTTTTTGCATCTGGTGGGTACAACGGCCTAGGGAATCCATCTACCTTGACCATTGGCGCACCAGGATAAGCGACCTCATACCATTTAGCCATCGTCATCCCATCTGTCTAGCATTTTGGCAAAGTTTTGTTTTCCCTCGATGTACTGGTATCCAGGGCCGAAGGTTATCCATTGTAACAAATGTCTAGTCGCGTCCATGCCATGCGGGACACCACGCTTATACAGCTTTCTCTCTTTGAGCACCTGATTGGAATAGTAGCTCTTCCCCTGTGCTGCCTTTTGCAAATAGAGGGCCGTTTTTCCGGTCGGCTCGATGAGTTCATACAATCTGGCAATACCGATGAGCTGGATAGGAAAGTAGTTTATCCCTGTGCTCGCTCGCTGGTGACCGCCGCGAAAATCAAAGTCTTCCATGACTATCACGTTAGGCTTGAAATCTATGATTCTACGCCAGAAGTCGTCAACCTCGTCAGTCATCTCAAACGGATAGAACTCCAACTCACGCGCATCAGTGATACGCGCGTAAGCGTAGCCTGTCATCACGCCGGGGTCAATGGCGATAATCTTCAATGGCTATCCCCATCTCTGTCATTCTATCGTAGACCTTGTGTAATGGTAGACTACGCATATCTGGTCGTTCCCTAAACTTTAGCAATAGCTCGCCTAGTCTTTGGGGATCGCGTGTATCTAGTGCAAGTCCGTAAGATTCCCCCAGTTCGGCCCGATGCTCAACTCCGCTTTGAACGGGAACTGCCATGATATAGCCTCCTTGGGAGCATTCTCCATACAGTCTTTGAGTAGCTGGGCTACTTCGTCTACATGATCTTCGCGACAGTTTACGACAATATTATCATGTACCGTGATTCTTGGCTGAGCGATGTTCCAATCGACTCTATCTGCAAAATCGCAAAGCGCCCATAGAGTGATATTTGCTGCGATGTTTTGAGGTAGGAAATTGATACCTTGCTTGATGGTGTGAATACGCGCAGACTCGTCGGCGGGAATGACATAAAAACGCCTCTTGTGTCCGAAAGGGGATTGGATTTCTCCAAGCTCCATCACCTGACTTTCCATCGATTTCGTCCATTCCCACACCTGGGGAAACCTAGACCACCAGTAATCGATGAATCGCTGAGCTTCCTCTTGTGGCATATGATACATCTGTGCGAAAGAATAAGCTGACTGCCAGTACGCTACTCCGAAGTTGATGTTCTTGGATCTGACGTACTGTTCGTGGGTATAGTTTTCTCCGTAGAACTCGGCTGCGACTTCCTTGTGTAGAGAGCGATTTGTATCGAGATATATTGATTGGAGACTCTCGTCCTCCGATAGAACCGCGATTGTTCTGAGTTCAGCTTGGGATAGATCGGCGGATATGAAAGTGCAACCGGGGTCAGGGAGGAAACATGAACGGATATTTGGTAGACCCTCTTTAGTACGTGTAATGTTCTGGAGATTTGGATTCGCACTTGATAGCCTCCCCGACTCTGTACCGTGGATCTTGAAATCCGTGTAGATCCTGCCATTCGGGTAACGCTTGAGAACCAGCCCCTCCAAGTACCTCGACCGCTGAGTATCGAGAAGCTTGAAATCATCGAGATACTGGACAAACTGGTCAACCGCCATGCGCCCGTTACTATCGAGATTGGTCTTGTATAAACCTAGCAGCATAGCCTCGCGGACGTACTTGTCCGTGGAACGCTTGCCAAGCCGCTCAATCCTGGGACGCATCAGATCGTGCGTGACTCCCCAATCATCGTAGATCAGTGTCTCTAGCTGCTTGGGTGAGTTTGGATTGAGTCGTGGCCTACCAGCGATTTGACGTAGTTCCACCTTCTGTTGCTTGAGCTTTGGATACACGTCATACTCTAGCAGATCACAGGCTTTCTCCGCGTCATACAGATTACCCTGTAGCTCGACGCGAGTGAGCGTCTCACTGAGTCTAATGAGAAGCGAGCGGTATGGTTTATCCCACACGTTATCGTGAACCGCGCGAGACTTCAAGACCTGAAAGAGAGCCAAAGAGCCAGCAGTATCAAAACCATTATAGTTATAAAGATCACTTCGCCCGTGGGCATCTTCGATAACTCCTGTCTTCTTGAATTGCCGCACGGACGGTGGTTCATACCTCGGCCATCCAAGTTCATCTTTCAACAGCCATTCTAGTGAATGCCCGCCAGCACCGGATTCAGGGTCACCGGGCCTTTCATCGAGACACCAGCTAAGCAGCATGGTATCCTCGTCTACGCGAGCATCGATACCGTTGACCCGCAATAGCTTCACGTCATACTTGCCATTGTGCCATAGATATGTGCAGTCAGTCCTATGCCACAAAAGTGCAAGTTCTTCGAGATGCTCGGAGCATATCTGCTCACCGAACACTACTGCACGTTCTGGCCTAATCGCAAACCCAGCACAAACAATCTGCGCTGTGTGAGCTAGGCCGTCTTGTTCTCCCACGCCTCTGGTTTCAATATCGGAAGCAATCAAAGTACCAGGCTGAATCATTTCATTCATCTCAGCGATTGCTTGCTTAGCTTCCTCAAGATCGTCGATCACGCGCACCCTGGGCAACTGCGGCACAGGGAGTGGATCGAGAGCTAAGCGGAAGTCACGGAGAATATTCGGATAATTCGCATCATCGCGGACAACCACAGCCGGATTGTTAGTGGCAATGATCCGTTGTCCATTCTTTTCGTGTACGTAGCCACGATTATGTGAGATGTTAGTCTCTCCGAGAATGGCATATACAGCCTCACTTCCGCAAGCTATGATTGTCTCGCATTCTTTGATTTCTGCTTCTAGTCTCGGTTCGCAGCAGGACTGAGCAAGCGCGAAACCTTTCTCTGTACCGTCCGATTGGCACAGGACTACATTCGTGGCTAGCACATCCTCCCGACTAGTACCATGAATATCCAGAAGATGATCGAGAACCTTACCACTTGCCCCGCTGAACGATTTTCCAGCCAACGCCTCATAATGACCTGGACTCCTTGATACAACAGCTATCTTGGCATCCTTGGGGCCAGTGGTAGCCGCGTATGATTTGTTGTGGAACGGGCATTTCTCGCATAGAGCGAGAGGATGCTTCCGTATAGTTGTTAGGTCTACCTCTACCATGTCTCTCCCGTTGTTAGAACAGCCTAAGCTGTCTCCTTCGGTTTTGATTTCCTTTCATGCTTTCAGATATTTTCATGCGGTGTTCGTATGATTTGGGCCGTCCCTTGAGAGCCGCAGATATCTTGGCCCTCGACTCAGCCGTGTGTTTCAAGCTCTTATACCTCAGCTTTATCTATGAGATGACACAGCATGTCCTCGACGCATGCGTAGAGGTCGGAGAAACTACCATTGTTATCAATCATGTAATCCCAATCGAAATCGATGACCTCGCTACTGTGCCGAGCAGCATGGTCGCCATCGTCTACTCTATTCCCCCACTCCTCATATGCTTTTCCATTCAAAATCCTGACAACCATGCCACCCAGCTCGCGTATCCGTCTTGCCTCATTACTGAATCTCACATCAGTCACGACAATCGCGCGGCCGGGGTAAAAACCCTGCACAGGAAGTGTGTAGTCCAGCCAGAAGTCTTCACCGAATATATCTCTGTGCGCTTCTGTACCGTATCGTTGAAGAAACATACGGAATGTCAAGTTCCAGTGTATTTCTTCTGGATTCAAACCCAGCTCCACTGTTACATTGTCATCGTTCTTATATTTATCTATATCGGAGAATGGAATATTGAACAAAGCTGCCACACTACGCTTTAGTGGATCGGCAAATGCTTTGCGCTCGAACCC